TATAAACTCTAGTCACGGCCTTTAGTCACTCGCGACTATATTTCCTACCTTTCCAGTAGGTTTTAGGGTTTATCAGATTCCTTTTCAGAATTGACGGATTTACCAGGAGACAAGGCCGGATCTATATTCCTATTTGTTTAGTAGGTTATTCGCTGCCGTCTACCTCTTTCCCTTTCCTGCTGTCCGTCTCTCGCGGACTTGTGCAGGCCCTGCCGATGGTGTCCGTGCTGTGCGTACGTTTAGAATGATTTGTGCGTGTCTCACGGAATAAGATTGAAATAAATCTCGTATAGTGGTTATTATACGAGGTTTATCGTTAACCCTATTGTGTCCAGGCGGGCCTGGGGCCGTAAGGATGCCGGCGGGGCGCGGCTTGTGGTGTTTTGCTCCCAGCGTTTCCGGGTTGCGTGGTTTTTTCCTTTTTTTGCGGGCGCGGCCTACGGCTTGCGGGCTTGTGCAGGCTCCCGGCCGTGAGCGGATCCGTGAGCGCAAGCGCACCCCGGTGGGGGATGGGTATCGGAAAAATGACGTATGATTTATTATATATATATAATATATATTTTTCAGCCACTCAAATTTCTCAAATGACTTAGGGGCGACTGGGATTAAAGTGGCACTTTTTGACAAGATAGGGGTATCGGAAAAAGGGATGGGGTATTCACACGGAAGGGTGGTCATGTGAAAATATCAGGGTATTGACAAATCTATGAGAATCTGTTATAACGTTATGAGAGAATGTAATAGATAGGTTCTTTTGCTGGGAACTTTCTCTCTTTCAGTCACTCAAGCGTGGCCTCCTTTTGATTTAACACCTCAAGGCTGTTGTAGTGTAGCTCAGCGCTATTAGGTTGGAACAAACAGCGAGGGTGGAAATCCCTCTCCTTTCCTAATGCAGAGTGGAGCAGAAGCAGCTCGTCTGGCCCATAACCAGAAGGTCATAAGTGCAAGTCTTATCTCTGCAACCATAGACATTCTTTTCCTCTCCAACCATAGGGGGGTACCTACAAAACACGGGGGTGTGTTCTTCTTAGGTACTCCCCTAAAAAAATATTTTATATATGAGAGGTTCTAATGGATACATAGATACATGAGGAGGTGATGCCGCTATCGCTCGTAAATTCAACAACCCAAAGACCAAGAAGACTGACGTGACTTGGAATGTGGGTACACCTAATGCCAAACAGAAGCAAGCGTTTCTTGCGAAGACATTATACGTTGGTTACGGCGGTGCCTAGCTAAGGGCGGCGGTAAAACCTGGTTCATACAGCACAAGGCCATAGGCGGCGCTTTAGAGTATCCGGGAATTAAGATTCTCATCATGAGAGCGCACTACCCCGAACTGGAACAGAACCACATCAATCCCATCAAGGCGCTGGTAGCTCCGATGGGTATTGCGACGTATAACGGCTCGACTCACCTGATGACGTTTGACCTTGGGGATGAACTTCCCCCGTCATACATCCAGTTTGGACACTGGGTAGGTGAAGAATCGGAGAATGAGTACAACGGCTTGGAATTTGACTGGATCTTCATGGATGAGGCGACGCAGTTTTCTGAGAGAGCATTCAACTTTCTGGGCGGCTGTCTCCGTGGTACGAACGATATACCGAAACGGTTCTATGTGACGTGCAACCCCGGCGGCATAGGGCATCGTTGGGTAAAGAGGCTGTTCATCGACAAGGACTACAAGACGAACTGCAAGAATCCTGAGGAGAACGAGAATCCGAAAGACTACACGTTCATTTTCGCCACAGTCGATGACAACCAGATCATGCTGAAGAAGTCTCCGACGTATCTTCGGACGCTGGCGAATATGCCGGAAGATCTGAGGGAAGCATACCGATATGGTAACTGGGATATCGTCGGCGGGAACTATTTCAAGGAATTCACAGTAGGCAAACATACGATCAAGCCCTTCAAAATCCCGGAACACTGGCCTCGATATCGAAGCTTTGACTACGGCCTTGATAGATTGGCAGTCGGCTGGTGGGCAGTCGATGAAGACGGGAGATTCTGGCTGTACCGGGCATATGAAGAGAAGAACCTGATTGTATCGAATGCCTGCAAGGAAATAAAAGAGCACACGCTGCCGAACGAGATCATCAGTGCGACATACGCACCCCGTGATATCTGGTCACGGTCAAAAGACACAGGCCGGTCAATGGCAGAGACGTTCATGCAGAACAACATTCCTCTGATTCAGGCAGATAACTCCCGTGTCCAGGGCCATATGCTGATGAAAGAAGCGATGGCACCTATCCCCTTGCGAGATCCGAAAGTGAGGGCAATGTTTGAAGCCCGTGAGATGGAGGTTCCGAAAGAGCTTCCTGGCTTAATGATTTTCGACAACTGCGAGAAAGTGATAGCGGATATCCGTGATATCCAGGCAGACGAGAAGAATCCGAATGACTGTGCGAAAGACCCCCACGAAGTAACACATAACCCTGACATGGTTAGGTACTTTGTAATCAGTCGAATGTCTTCGGCTGAGAGGCCGGAGGAAAGAGTGATAGATCCTTTCGCAGAGTTTGAGCCGGAGCCGCAGATGGACTATGTGTCCTACATGACAGGCGGCGAAATCACGGCAAGCTATATGGGAGTGTGACATGGCAACAACAGACAGAGGGCCTAAACCGACATATCCAGACCCCAAGGTTCTGAAGAAAAAGATAGACGAGTATTTCGACCAGTGTGCTGATCCGAATGTGCGGGAGTTCCCGGACTTCGCCGGCATGAGGCTTTTCCTCAGACTGCGGAAGAAAGATGTGGAAGACCTGTGTTCACCGGAAGTCAACGGTGACAAGGCATACGAGTATCAGGAGATATTTGAGTATGCGAGAGACAGGAGAGAAAGCCTGCTGGTGCGTCAGCTTGTGACACAGCCGAAGCTGGCCCAGGGCATCCGTTTAGCTTTGGCAATGCCGGAGAACGGAGGGTATTCAGACAAGGCGGCTGAGAACCAGGACAGGAAAGTCCACATCAAGGTATCAGAGAAAGACGAGGAGCTATTCAAGTGATTTATGTAGTTGTTGCTATAGCGGTTCTCATGGCAGTGTGCACTGTGGCATTCAGTATGCAGCTGATGCAGATGAAGAAACTTCTCGATATACAGATGCGTCACGCTGAGAAGACCGACGAACACATAGCATCCATTGCTACGGTGGTAGCTGATTTGCAGAAAGAGCCGGAAGATGTGACGGCAAGAATTGAGAATTACATCAATGAAGCCCGTGAGAAAGTATTCACTCAGTGGGTAGACGATGTTGTTAATTACGATCCCTACAACAAGGAGAGTAAGTGATGGATGAGAAGAGAACCAAAAAAGAATATGACGATTCCTGGGATGACATCGGCACTGAAGATGAACGTCTGATAGGGCTGTTCAAAGGACGGAAACATCCTACTCCGAGAATTGCATGGGAGATGTACCAGAAGGGGCTTGCGTTCAACACGCAGATTAACCTGGATGATACAGTACGGGTGAACGAGAACTTCTTCATCGGCAAGCAGTGGGAAGGTGTTTCGTCCAATAACCTGCCGACACCGCAGATTAACATTCTGAAGAGAACAGGTATGTTCACGATTGCGACCACGGTGAGTGACAATGTGAAAGTGACGGCCTCTCCCCTTGCGAACACTGTCGGCACAACGGGATATAAAGACCTCATCCGTTATGTGAATGATGAGTTTGAGGCAATCTTTGAACGGAACAAAATCCCGTCATTGGTTAGAGAATTCGCCCGTGATGCAGCTGTAGACGGAGACGGATGTATTTATACATACTGGGATCCTGATGCAGAAACCGGGCAGAAAATAAACAACACCGAAATAAAAGGGCAGATTCGGTGTGAGACGATTGATAACACGAGGGTATTCTTTGGAAATCCCTCAGATGTCCATGTAGATTCACAGCCCTGGATCATCATTGCCAAGAGGATTCCTGAGAGGAATGCCCGTCTGATGGCAAAGAACAACGATTCCGAAGACTGGCGAAACATCACGGCAGCACCGGAAGATTCCAATGTTGTTGATGAAGTAAAATGGAATGATGACCTCGTGACCATCCTCCATGTGTTTTGGAGAGATGATGAGACAGAAGAAATCTGGACATACTGCTGTGCTGAAAAGGCAGAGATAGACGAGCCTAAGAGCCTGGGCATCAAGCACTACCCCATTGTGTGGCTGTGCTGGGATACCATTAAGGATTGCTATCACGGGCAGGCCATGATGACTGGACTGATTCCGAATCAGATTGCAATCAACAAGACTCATGCACTGACTGAAGTCAGCATGATGAACATGGCATTTCCATCCAAGATTTACGATAAAACCCGGATTGGGAAAATCACGAATCAGGTAGGTGCTGCTTATGGTGTAAACGGTTCCGTAGACAATGCCATGAAGGTAGTCGAGGGAGCAAACATCTCACCGCAGGTTTTCCAGTACATCCAGAGTCTCATCGATCAGACGCAGTCTTCCCTTGGTGCGACGGATGTTGCGCTTGGTGATACCAGGCCGGACAACACTTCCGCAATTATAGCCCTTCAGAGGGCGGCATCGACTCCGTCTGAACTGACGAAGCAGAATATCTACTCTGCGATAGAAGACCTGGCGAGAATCTTCCTCGACTTCATGGGTGAGTTCTATGGAAGACGGTATGTTGACAGGCCAATCAATGATCAGGAAAGACAGCTGGCAATGATTGCCCAGAAGGTCAATCCAGACCAGGAGATTCCTGAAGAAGTACCGGAAGAATTCGACTTCTCGCAGATTAAAGAACATCCTGTGATTATCAAAGTGGATGTCGGTGCATCGACGTATTACTCAGAGATTGCATCGATTCAGACACTGGAGAACCTGCTGATGCAGAATCAGATTACAGTGGTACAGTTCTTGGAGAGACTGCCTGATGACTATGTGCCGCAGAGGATGGCACTCATCAGTGAGTTGAAGAATCAGCAGGCACAGATGGCAGCGGCTCCCACTCCGGCACCTGGTGGTGACATGGGCGGTGGAGGCCCGGTAGTGCAGGGCAACGAGATGATGGAAATTCCGACTGGAAGCGGGAATGGTGAGTTACAGAGAGCCATTATGGCATCTGGAGATACGAAGGGGTTAGTATGACATGATAAGAATCTATTGTGATGCGGCCCATGCCGTACTGAAAGAGACAGAAGTTCTCACGTCCGGCATGACCAATTACCCGCAGGTTCTTCTCACCTTCTCAGAGGACTGGGATGGGATGGGGAAAGTTGCGGTATGCAGAGCAGGCCCGTCAACAGAGCAGTCTGTTGATGTAGAAGGGCTTGTGACCTACGCACTTGGCTCAACGTTTGTTGTTCCGTCTGAGTGCCTTGCCCAGTCCGGTGTAGAGCTTTACATCGGCATCCAGGGTGTCAATGCACAGGCAGAAGTTGCCATTCCTACGATTTGGGTATCTGCCGGCACCATCATGGAAGGTGTAGACATTGATGAAGCAACCAACACCGGAACAGCGACACCGACACTTGTCCAGCAGATGATTGCCTATGCCGGGCAGATGGAAGATACAGCAGATGACCTTGCACAGAATGTCATCCGGCAGGTTCTTGTGAATGATACCTATGCCAACAGATACGGCACGGTTGATGTAGAGCTTACGGATACCGGGGCCGGAGAGAACCGGCAGCTGACATTCACATTTGCGAATCTGAAGGGCAACGGGCTGGAGTCAATTGCATTTGTCAGTACCGGCACGAACACAGGCCGTGTGGTAGTCACGGAATCCAATGGTAATGTGACGAACTACGATGGCATCAAGGATGCACTGGAATATGTATATAACTACATTGACCACAATGTTTCCACGATTATCACGGATTACATTGAACTGCATCCTGAGTATGTGACAACGGTAATGGACGGCGCTGTGTCCTATCAGAAACTGGATACAGAACTCCAGGGACTTGCGGATATTGTCAGAGATCTGGATACGATTCCGACGAGAACATCCGACCTCATCAATGACAGCAACTTTGTTTCTGATGCGAACTACGTCCATACCGACAGCAACTTTACAGCAAATGAGAAAACGAAGCTGGACGGCATTGAATCCGGGGCGCAGGTAAACACCGTCACGGGTGTGAAGGGCAGCAACCAGTCAAGCTATCAGCACGGAGATATCAGCCTGTCGGCAACGGATGTCCAGGCGGTGCCGCGAACCCGTACAATCAACGGATATGATCTGACAGCAAACCGCACATTGACAGCTGAAGACATCGGCTATAATGGACAATCCGGACATACGAGCGGATCAGTCGGAGCAGAGCTTGCATCGTTATCGGGTTCTTTAAATGACATAACGCCGCAAATCCTTTCAACAAGCCCGAGCGACACAACTTGCGCTCCGAGCACATCAACAGTTATTGCAACTCTAACATTAACGGCAGGAACATGGCTTTTAAATGCTTCGCACGAATGGGCACAAAATGTTGATTCAGATTATATTGATTCGCTTCTTAATATAACAGATAACACGCAATACACTATACGAAATCTGTCTATGAAAAACGGAGGCGGTGCAATAATAACACTAATTTTAACTTTAACCCGCACTGTAACAATAAATTATTTAACAATTCAATACTCAGACTCAGAAAGAGCAACACGTCGAGTCAATTTTAGTGCAATTAAATTTTTATAATACGGGGGTATAATATGAAATACGCAATTATTAAAGTGGTAAACGGTTCTTATTCTGTCCATGCAGAGGGAATAACCGATGCAGGAACCGCTAAGGCGCAATTTCACAGTGTATGTCAGACTTTGTGGAATGCTTCGGACGTTATAACCTCTTCAGTTATGATTGTTAATGAAAACTTCGATTGCGTAGAAGGATATAGAGAAAACATCCGCAAAGAAGCAACAACC